ATATTGATACTAATGGCGATTCGTCAATATATATCTCAAGAGAATTTTATCCATTGTTAAAGAATTTTATAAACGATAATAATATTCCAGTAATGATTAGAAAGTGGAATTAAATTTAATATGTAATTATATGAATATCAGTGTGGTGGTCGGTACAGGTTTTGGTGACGAGGGTAAGGGTGCAACGGTAAATTCATTGTGTAATGGCTCGAAAAAAACATTAGTTGTAAGACATCAGGCGGGACATCAAGTAGGACATACCGTTGTCCTTGATGATATCAGGCATGTGTTTTCGAATTTTGGTTCAGGCACACTTAGGGGTGTTCCTACATACTGGTCAGAATATTGTACTGTTGACCCAATTGGGGTCTTGAGAGAAGGCGATGCACTTCGTTTACGTGGAATCTTTCCTGATGTATATTACAATTTAAATGCAATGGTGACTACTCCATATGACAAATATCTAAACATATCCGATTCCGTGAACAATTCTCATGGTACGGTAGGTGTTGGATTTGGTAAAACAATCCAACGAAACGAAGATTATTTTCACCTATATATTCGTGATTTACTTTTTCCTAAAATCAGGAATGAAAAATTAAGACTTATTAGAGAGTACTATTATAATAATGTTGTTTTTTCCGAAGAACAACTTAAATTAATGGATAAACAATATGATGATTTTATATCAGCATGTGATGATTTGGTGTACCGATATATGGTGGTGAATGGTTTGGGTGATGCTCTTTATGGAATCCAAAATCTGATATTTGAAGGTGGTCAGGGAATTTTGCTTGACCAAAATTATGGATTTTTCCCACATGTAACAAGAAGCAATACCACATCAAAGAATGCAATGGAAATCATCAAAAAGAATAAACTCCATAAAAATCATATTATAACATATTATGTTACACGTGCATATCAAACACGGCATGGGAATGGTTTTTTAAGTAATGAAGACAAAGACAATTCTTACATAAAAATTAATCCAAAAGAAACCAATCTTGATACTGGTTCACAAGGTGTTTTCAGAAGGTCAATGTTGGATTTGGATATGCTCCAATATGCTCTAAGTTGTGATAGACAACACAATCTTTCCTAATAAACACGACTGGTAATTACATGTGCTGACCATGTTGATAAAAATATTCCTACAACAATCAATCGTACAATTCATGAAATGTCACCTACGAAGATTAGAGCATTCTTAGGTATATTACAACATGACGAATATGTAAGTTATTCCGATAAAGGTCTTGTATTTTAAATATTTATGATTATCTTTACGAAGTGAAATTTAATTCAAAAATACTTATGTCAAGCATTAATATTAACGGAAAATCCTATGTAGGTAGGTCAGTTGTTGTTACCAACAACAGGGTAATAATCAATGGTGTGGATGTCACTGCCGACCATGATTCAAAAACAATTAACATTTCAATTGAAGGGGATGTCGATGAACTCAATGTCGATAATTGCGACAAAATTACAGTAAAAGGCAATGTGAAAAACCTACAATCATCATCAGGTGATATCGAATGTAATGATGTTACTGGAAGCATTCAAACATCATCAGGCGATATCGAATGTGGTACTGTAGGTGGAAATATTCAAACATCATCAGGTGATGTTAGATGTGGATCAGTATACGGAAGTGTGCGAACAAATAGTGGTGATATTAAAAATAAAAAGTAAGTTATGACATTTTCAGAATATATTATTAGTGAAAGAAGTGAAACTTTCTATTGGGAATCATTAACACAGATTGTTAAATGTAAAAGCACATTGGAAAAATGGTTTCCCGAAATGTATTATGAATGGAATTTAATATACAATACAAAATAATTATGGCAACATTTGAAGCAAAGAGATTTCCAACTCTCTACAAAAAAACAAGTACTGGTGCAATTCAACAATGGGTCACATATGTTGTAATGGTTGTTGACATTCCCACAATTTTTACCGAATACGGACAGATTGATGGTAAGATTCAGCAAAGCACTGAACAAGTACTTGAAGGTAAGAATATTGGCAAAGCCAATGAAACAACCGCATTTGAACAAGCAATATTACAAGCAGAATCTGATTGGAAGAAACAACTCAAAAAGGGTTATGTTGACAATATTAAAGATGCACAAGCAGGTAAAACTGATGCCATAATTGAAGGTGGTTATTTTCCTATGCTTGCTCATAAGTTTAGTGAGCAAGGGCATAAAATCAAATACCCTGCACTATGTCAACCGAAATTGGATGGTCATAGAAGTTTAACAGAAAACGATGATAAGGATGGTCAAGATATCAATGGTTTAAATGTGATGGCTCATATTTACAAAACAACATTATGGAGCAGAACACGTAAACCAATTAGAAGCGTTCCACACATTATCAAGGCACTTGAAGAAAGTTATATTGATTTACCATTTGATGGTGAACTATATAACCACGAATATCACGATAAATTTGAAGAACTATCAAGTTATATTCGTCAAGAGAAGCCAATTGATGGTTGTGAAGCAGTTCAGTATCACGTGTATGACTTTTATCATCCAACAATGACTAATGGTGAACGTAATGAAGTATTGCAATCCTTGATTCCAGTATTTGAAAACACTCCAGTTCATATTGTTGAAACAATTGTTGTCAATGATGAAGATGAATTGATGGATGCTTTTGACCATTTCATCTCATTGGGATACGAAGGTTGCATGGTCAGGAATATGGATGCCTTGTACGTTAACAAACGTTCATATGATCTTCAAAAGGTGAAAGAATTTGATGATGACGAATTTAAGATTGTTGGAATCAAAGTTGGAACAAAGGGTAGCATGGCAGGAAAAGCAGTGTTTACTTGTGAATTGAAAAATGGTGAAACATTTGATGCCAAGATGAAAGGCAGTCTTGATGAGTTGAAAAAATATGCGGATGACCCCTCACTTGTTTTAAATAAAATCGTAACTGTTAAGTATCAGGGTTATACCAAATATGGCAAACCAAGGTTTCCAGTTGCACTTAGATTCAGAGAAGACATTTAATCCTAAAAAGAATGAAATTCAAGACACTGAGAAAAATAGATACCAAAGAATTTGTTCATATCTATGTGATGGGTGCAACATTAAGCACATTTACTGGTGAAATGCCAAGCCTTATGACTGCTGAGACAACATTTGAAGGTATTAGAGAATATTATGGTGATGAAATATCGCCAACAGTATGGGATAATTTGGAGTTGGTTGAATTGAATGTCAATGTATCTGAAGATACAAAAGCAGAAGTTCAACTTAAATTAGAACCATTCAAGAGATTATTATCGGCTCTCAAGGCTTACGATACTGAAACCAATCAGGGTAGAAAATTCTTTTTAAGAGCAGTAATTATTAGTCACTCAAAATATTGTGAAAAATCTATTGAATATTTTGCAAATATGTTGTAACTTTTTATATCTTTGTTTCGTATAATAAGAAAAACAATATCATGAAAGAATTATTTATTTCGGAATGCACTGAATATGAAGAAGGTTGGGGTTCAAAACCTGATGGCTTTCTTATTTCAGAAAGCATTGATGTCATGGAGGCAGAAATCAAAAGAATTAATGATTTGGATACATATGCGTATTTTCTCAGATTTACTGAACCACAGAAAATATTTTGTGAAAAAAAAACATATGATTTGATAGTTGAAAAGTTTGAAGGAAAAGGATTCTCACATTATAGTAATAATGGATTGAAAGGATTAGAATTATATAAAAAACTATAAATAATTAATAAATTAATAAATTTAAAAAATGAAAACAGGTACTTTAATTGGATTGGGTGTTGTATTAGTATTATTGATTTGGGGTGCAGTTTGGGCAGTTGGCTTGAGCAACAAAGAGGTTTTAATTAGAAATGAGTTTAATGCTCAACAGAAAAATTGCGAAATTGTTTTTGACAAAATGTGGAAAACAATCAAAGATGAAGCAAATGTCACTGACCAATACAAAGAAGGTTTCAGGGAAATCTACGTTGGGATGATGGATGCTCGTTACGGAAATGATGGCAATGCAGGTAAGGAAACACTGATGAAATGGATTCAAGAAAGTAATCCAACTTTTGACCCAAGCCTATATGCTAAATTGATGAACACTATTGAAGGAAGTCGTGAAGGATTTACTGTCGAACAAAAGAAACTACTTGACATTAATCGAACACATAGAAATTTATGCTCTACATTTCCAAATAGTATGATTCTTAGTGGAAGACCTGCCTTTGATGTTAAGTTAGTTACATCAGCACAGACCAAAGAAGCATATGCTACTGGCGAAGACAATCGTGATTTGCTTGAAAAGAAATAAAATGATAGTAAAAAATTCTAACGCTACTGCTAGTGATTATGCTTTGGGAATTATTGTAATAGCACTCAGTATAATACTTTTTGCCATTATTCTTTCAGGTGCAATTGCAAATCCAGTGAAGGTTGTTTTGATTAAAAAAGTATCAAGTGGTGAAGTTTTTACTAAATTCAAAGTGAAAAAAATAAAAGATGATGTTAGTTACATATGGAGTACATCACGTGCATTTAGTGAGGGTGATACTGTTCTTGTAAAACCACATGAATTGAAATAAAAAACAACAGATAGGCTAAACATTGACCCCTTGCAATGAAATAATCCCAACAATTGCGTTGGTGTAAATAGTAAACATTGCATAAAGATGATAGTCCTGAATTAACAGGATATTAAGTAATGTTCGCCCTTACAGGCATATATGTAAGACTTAGTGGAGTAATCCTATACGTGTTGTTCCCTTGAGAAAGGAATAACGGAGAGTGGATTTCAGATGAAATACCAAAATGCACTACAACACGAATGAGTTCTCAGCAAGATGATTATAACCAACTCTGGAGTATGAGATATCGCAAAGGACAGATAGGTAAGCCTTAATCATCGTGACCCTAACTCTTAATCCTGTACCCTTGAATGTAATTCAGTTTACAGAAACTCGGATAAGTTCAGCAGGAATTAAATGGGTAAGAAAATAAGAGAGGGTGCTAACATAGTCGGGTGGTGGAAATGGTAGACACGCCTAATTTAGTAAGCAGAAATTAATCGATCTGTTTATTTTGGGTGAACGTAATAGTTTCAGGCAAGTTCGATTCTTGCGTTAACATGGGTTGATATCAGGTGATACAAAAATTACATACAGGTTCGATCCCTGTCCTGACTACACTGGTTTAACAACATAAGAGGAAGAAGTCAGATTAGTAGGATGATGCAGTATTGTGGCTACATGTTACGAAACCTCTGAGCAACTCATAAATCTTTGAGTTAAACCTTGCTTATATAAGTCAGGTGGCGGAATTGATAGACGCTCCCCAGCCTCCACATAGTGGCGACAAATGGCACGTGCAAGGGGGAAAGAGTAAAATGTGGCTTTCGTGCAGGTTTGAATCCTGTCCTGACTACTTAATATCTAGCGAGGTGGTGTAATTGGTAACATATTGGGGGTTAGTACCTGATGGAATGATGGTTCGAATCCATCCTTCGCTACTAAATTAAAATAATTATGAAAAATAAATTAATAGTTATTGGTTGGATATTCCTAATTGTAGGGTGGATAGTGTTTTTTGAAAAACATTATGCAGTTGCATCAGGTATTTTTTTCCTTAGTATTCTTATTTTTCTTTACGGAAAATCGAAAAATTATGAATGATCCTGTAAAAAATTTTGAAGCAATTCTAAGCAAATTTTGTTGTGCTAATTGTAAATTTCTTGTTAAGAAAAAATGCACCGAAAAAAATGCTAGGAAACATAATGTTGAAAAACGTGAGTTAAAAGGAGCATTCTTGAAAATATATAACGAAGGTATTAATGACCCTAATATTTCAGATGGTAGAAGGGAAATGTTAATTGATATCAAAAAGAAAGCCGATAATATTAACAATGCATTTGTATGCGAAGAATTTGATTGACTATGAACGAAAAAGATTTTGTCACACTTCAAATGGCAGAGGAATTAAAAGCACTTGGTTTTAATGAACCATGTGCTTATTTTTATGCCATAAACAAGAAACTCAGGAGATATTTCAATCCCGATAGGGAATGGAGTAGTATTGAAACTCAAATAATGCATAATAGTGATATTAAGTTGCCGTATACATATGCTGCACCTACAATTTCACAAACATTGCGTTGGTTTAGGGATGTTCATGGTTTGTATGTGCATAGCCGACCTGAATTTTATACAGAAGGAATTAATTTCAACTGGCAAGTTCTTTGGTATCTGCCAAAAGAAAATTGGATTAAAGACCATACTGTTGCTGAATGGTTTGAAATATCTGATGGTACGTACATGTATGGCGATAATGGCGAATATCCCACACAAGAAGATGCTGAATTAGGTGCGATTAATAAAATGATTGAGATTGTAAAAATTAGAAATAATTAATCATGTTTAGTATATTTAACATATTCACAAACCAGAAAGAGCAACTGGAAATTGTTGAAAAAACCGAAAAGAAAATAAAGGAAGATATTGATAATTTCGACGAAAAATGGCAAAAAGAATTTAAAAAACAAGAAGATAATCTTGCTAAAATTCAAAAAGACTTTGACGAACTAAATAAGGCAATTATAGCCTTTGAAGAATATCTGAAGAATAATCCAAAAGCATGTGAAGCATTGAATAAATATTTGGCTGAAAAAGAAAAATTGATGTAACAATTCAAATCCCATTAACGTATAATAAAGGAAAAAACTATGAGTATTTACTTTGCATTACTAATTCCACTAATAGTTACTGGAATTTTTTATTATTTCAACAAGCGTGAATATGCATGGTGGGAATTTTTCGTTCCTATCGCAGTTGTGCTGATTTCAATCGTTATTAGCAAATTGGTTATTGACCACGTTGCGGTTCAGTTTGATGAATATTGGGGTTCAAGTGTTGTCTCTGCATACGAAGAAGAGCCATACAATTATTGGAAGCACGAAACTTGTACGAGAACATATGCTTGTGGCAGTGATAGCAAAGGAAATACTCAATGGTGCACCGAAACCTATGACTGTTCGCATCAAGAGGATGTTGACCCCTGTTGGTGGATAAAAACCAATCTTGGTGAAGTAATTAATATTTCTGAATGTCAATATGAGGAAATTATTCGTCAATTTAATACTGGAAAACACATTATTAAAGAGAGAAGAAATTATGCCCCAAATGATAGATGTAGTGGCAGTAGAGGTACTAAATTTGAAGGAAAACGTGTTGGTCTAATATCCTATGTTTATGAAACAAAATGGGATGGTAGCGACAATACTCGCAAACCATATGTTAGTCAGCATTCCTATGAAAATCGTATCAAAGCATCAGATTTGACCATATTCAACATTTCGTTGATAACCGATAAACAAGCAGATACTTTGGGTCTGTTTAAATATCCCGAATATAAATCAGGTTTCTTTGGCAGTAACAATCAAATTGGTTTGGAATATCCAACCATATTGGGTGGCAATGTATCTAAAGACATTCAGGAGAAATTCAAAAGGCTGAATGGTAAATTTGGTGTAAGCAATCAATTAAGACTTTGGGTATTGGTATTTGAAAATAAGCCAATGTCAATTGCTTATTCACAAGAGAATTATTGGGTTAAAGGCAATATGAATGAACTTGTGGTTTGTATTGGTAAGAAAGGAAATGAAATACAATGGTCACATGCTTTTTCTTGGGCACTTTCAGACGTTTTGACTGTGGAAGCGAAGAATAAGGTACTGGAACTCTATACATATAAGGATAGTGTGGTTAAGAAGCAATTACCGCAAGTATTACCAGTTGATAAGAAAACAAAGCAAAGAATATTGGGTAAGGCAGGTGATAAGTTACCAAATGTATTACCAGTACCAAAACAAGTGAGTAGTGTTGATACAACCATCAGGGTTAAATCAAAATATCCAGTGCTTAATGAACAGACTTGGAATGAATATTACGATTATCTTGACAAAAATCTGAATAAGTACCAAAGAAGAAGTTTCAAAGAATTTGATTATATTGATGTTGAACCATCGACATTAGCAAAGGTAATTGTTTTCATCATCGCATTGATAATTTCAATTGGTGTCAATCTTTGGGTAATCAATAATGATATTTGGGACGAAAATAATATGGAAAATAGAAATAGGTGGAGATATTAAAATGGCAAAGATTTATACAAAAACTGGTGATGATGGGACAACAGGACTCTTTGGCTCAAATAAATTAAGAGTCAAAAAATATGATTTGAGAGTTGAAGCATATGGTACTGTTGACGAATTGAATTCTTCAATTGGATTGATACTTGCTAATTTATCTGATTTGAATTATTATATTGCCACATCTGAAGATTTAACTGAGATTCAAAGAAAATTGTTTAATATCAGTTCTCAATTAGCAATGGATGATAGTGAGTTGTCAAGCAATTATAAAAAGCAATTGTCAATCACAGAAGAAGATATTTTATTTTTCGAAAACAGAATTGACAACATGAATGAAGAATTGCCTGAATTGAAGGAATTCATATTGCCAATGGGTCATATATCTGCCACTCAATGTCATATGAGCAGAACGATTTGTAGAAGATGTGAAAGACGAATTGTTGAATTGTCTGATAATGTGGAAGTTGACAAAAATGTGTTGAAATACATCAACAGATTATCAGATTATTTATTTGTCCTGTCCAGATATTTAAACCATAGAGAAGGTTTCGGTGTTCATACTTGGAAAAAACATTAATCAGTTTGTAACATATTTCAAATATTCTTCGTATAATTGTAAAAAAATAATATTATGAGAAAAGCAAGTAATGATGAAGGTCTTATTGTAGTTGACGACAAATTTGTTGGCATTTCACTTGGTTATGACTATTGTGCTGAACATGAATGGGGTATTGCAGGTATTAAAAGGATATGTGGAATTCCCGAATCAACCAATAAGAATATGGGTGTTGAATGCAGAAGCATTACAAACGTACCTCCTGTCCATTTTTTTGAGGAAACGTTCAAAAAGAAAAAGTTTGCGATTCTCTATATGGACAGAGTATCAATGTGGAATCCTGAAAAAGAGACTAAAATTCCTCATAACTTTGATAAGTATAAAGAAGATTTTTTACATTACGAAAAAATAAAAGCAGATGATATAAAAAAAGGTTCAGAGTACGTATTTCGAAAAGACAAAGATAATGTTTTGACTGCATGGGATGAAAGCAGTTTCGGAGTGGCAGTCATGGGAGCGACAGAAGTCGAATATCTTAGGGAACTATATCAGGCTTTTTTGAATAAAAACGTAACCATTGCCGTTGTCAATCTGAGAGCAATGAATCCGTTTGCAGGTTCTTCCATGTCTCTTTTAATTAGAGACAGAATTCCGCAAGAAACATTGGATTTGATGTATAGTGCCGATAAGGAATATTATGACCGTGAAGATTATGAAGAAAAAATTGGCATGAAGAAAATTCTTCAAAAGCATGGCAATAAGAACGGATATAGGGGTGCAAAATATTTCATGGCATGTTCACCGAAGTGGATTAACTATGAAGATGCGGAGAAACGTGAAGAAAATAAGAAACAATATAATACCAAGTATGATATCATGTATTGGGTTAATTACAGTGACGATGATAATAATTTCGGTTGGTACACTGTTGAAGAAATCCGTGAGTGGATGACTGGTAAGAAGAAATTGGCTGAAATTAGAAAAGGATAATATGACTACGTTTATGACAGATGAAGAAAAGAAAGAAATCGAAAATTATGCAGAATATGCATTATATTTTATGATTGATGGATTTGGTTCTTATATTTGGAGAACAAATCATGATATTCATCATGACAGATATCCAATGACTCCTGAAATAGAAGAATCATTAAAGAAAGTCAGTGAAATACAACAATTATGTCTTCAACAATTATCCAAATTTGGAGTTGACCCTGAATCTGCAAAAGACAGAGCAAATGGCGATTATTGGAAATGGTATACATTTTGGGATAATTGGAAGAAAGATATGTCTGATAAAGAATGGCGTAAACTTGAGAAAAAAATGTCTCAAAAGGAAGATGTTTCTGATTTATTGCCAAAACGTAAATGGAATGAGAATTAATTCTTAATTTAAAAAATATGAAATTTTACATTACAAAATATGTCTTAACACAAGGCATTTTAGAAAAAGAGGGCGAATTGGTTGATTCCATTAGTGGTAAAAAATTTTTAAGTTGTAAGGGAAAATATTGTAATGAATACTTTCACGGAAATGATTTTCATGATACCAAAGAAAAAGCAATGATTCGTGCCGATATTATGCTCACAAGCAAAATTGCATCATTGCAAAAGCAAATAGAGAAACTTGAAAAACTTAAATTTGGAAATTAACATGTTTGATTTTTTTAAATTAAAAACCACCACATGTGAAAGAAGATTATTGTGGTATGAATTTTATCCAGTATTAGCATTCAAAGCAGTTGCATTGGGTAAGAAACGTAAAAGGTTTTTCAAGACAGAATATCTTGTCATGTGGCGTGAAAATATTGGGAAGAAAAACGAATGTGTAACCGAATGGTTACCCGAAGATAAATTAGTTGATAGAAAAGAATAAAATGAAAATCGATAGATTAAAAGCACTTCATATTATTAATGAAGAACTTAATGAGGTCTTTGATTTCAATAATATTTCAAATTATGACTTTGCGTATTACGATAACGATGCTCAGTCAGTAAGTAATGGTATTAAATTAATTGGTGATTTCAAATTAGATGACGGTGCAAAAGTAGAAGTTTATGCACAAAACGCAAATGCAGAGTTAATTAATCTACCACCAGTTTTTAATTTAAATCACGGTGCTATTAATTTAGCCTACGCTGTTGAAGGAGTTACTACACAGTATAAGAAGACGACATTGAGCGAGTTATTGAGAATCATTAAAACAGTTTCATTAATTATTCAAAAATACGTAACAAGTCATAATGAAAATACGTTATATGTGTTACATTCCGAATCGAAAATGGGTAATGATTTATTGTCTGATGCACAAAAATCTGAAATGTATCAAATGATAATTTCAAAGCATTTACCAACTGGGTTTAGAATTGGCGAAGGTATATATGATAATGGAATACCAATAATTGCATTTCAAAAAAATAAAATAAGAGTAAAACATTAGTTAAAAACAAATTATATGAATGATGAATTAGAATATAGGATGTATTTCTTTGTTCCTTTTAATATTAGCGACATATACAAGGGTATTATGAGTGGGCACTGTGCTTTAAGATATGCCCATAGATTTGGTATGAATAATCCACAACATCAGGTATGGGATTTCATACAGAGGTATGAAACATGGATTATTTTGAATGGTGGGACAACTAATGATGAAAGAGATCACGAAGGAAATCCATTGGGAACATTGAATCAAATTGGTGATTCACTATCAGATAACGACATTGAGTTTGCATTTTTTCACGAACCAGATTTAAATAATGCATTGACTGCTTTATGTTTTATTGTAGATGAGAGAGTATTTAATAAGGAAGACTATCCTGATTTTTGGGATTACATCGTCCATATTAAAATGTCTCCTGATGCAAGGGAAGCGATGCCTGTTGAAAATTATGATTTAATTAAATCACAGAGTGCTGAGAGATTACAAGAAATGTTTCCTGAGTATTACAAGGAATGGGTTCGTTTTGTTGGCGGTGTTAAAAATGTATTCTTACGTGGATTGATAAAAGATAAAAAATTGGCTTAATTATGAATTTTCTTAAATTATTTGGCAGATTTACGAAACAACAGAAAACATTACTTAATGCCGATAAGGAAAAAGTACTGTCTAAATGTAACGTTATTGCCAATAGTGAATGGGAAGATCAAAAAGAGTCAAAAGAAGTACATGATAATGTTTGTCCTAAATGTCATGCACGTAAAGAATTTATTGTAGATAATTATTGTTACGTCACTGGCAATGCAAATACTAGAGGGTCATTTACATTTGGATTTGGTAATGTAAACTCCACACTTTCAATAGTTACGCTTCCAGTTAATCATTGCAAAAAGTGTGCTAATGAATGGACAAAATTCAAAGTTAAGTATGTTTGTAAAACCGATATTGTGAGAGTTGGCTTACGATATTTGAGCGAAATGATGATAGACCCAAGTTGCACAACTTGTTGGAAAGAGGAAGTTCTCAAGGTTTTCGATGACTGCTATGCTGAAACAATATATAAATTATACAAGGAAAATAAAGTATATATCAGTAAACCAATTTCATTATCGGAATTGCGAAAACACTACAAGTCAATATATAATCAATAAATTTTAATTAATGAATAAACCTAAATTAATAGCAATATCCGCAGTCAGCATTGATGGGGTTATTGGCGTTGATAATGAAATACCTTGGCATATACCTGAAGATTTTAAACACTTTAGGAATACCACTATGGGTAGTTCTATTATCGTTGGATATAATACTTATTTAACATTGCCTGAAAAAGCACTGGAAGGTAGACGATATTTCGTTTTAAACGGCGGTGTGTATTTTGAAAACAGAAGAAAGAACGTTTTCCAATTTCAAAGCATTGAGAATATGCTCACTGCATCAAAGGTCATGACCAATACCAACATAATTTATGTTGCAGGTGGTGCGATGGTGTATGATTCACTTATTGACCAGTGTGATGAAGCAATAATCACATTTGTTGACCAAAGAATATCTGGTGAAAATTTAAAATATTTTCCTATAGATAAATTAAATAAATATTTCAAAGAAATCAAATCAACTGAATGGCTTGAAAGTAAAAATAATTTAATGTATAAAATTGTAAATTATATACGCATATAAAATAATTCATAATTTTATTGCATACCAATTTAAATAATTACCCTTATTTATTTTTAATCGTGTTTGATAAGATTTTTTAAATGTATTTGGTGGTAATCCAAGTTCATTCATTTTATTTATAAAATGTTCATTAAATTTATATACTAACTTATTTTCGTTATTATATATTTCGTAATTACCATAATGGTAACCTGTTTTATGTTTATATCTTGTTCTAATTTGGCTTAAATATAATTTTGTTTTTTCACTATGTTTATGACTTTTATTTGTTGTGATACCCTTACAAGCCAAACTTATTTTCAGTTTATGTTCTTCTGAAAGAATTTTCCCTTTTTTAGCAATACTCATTTTTAATTTAGATTCTTCAGATACGGTATGACTTTTATGTTTCTTCCCTTTATTAGCAATACTCATTTTTAATTTAGTTTCATCGCTAATAATCCTACGTTTATTTGATTCTATTATTTTTGCTTTAGTTTCGTCAGTGTGTTTTTTTCCTGTAGCGGCTAATATTCTTTTTACTCTAGTTTCATCGCTAATTTCTATATTATTATCTCCACCGCTTGTCAAGTTCATACCATGCATGCTATTAAATGCATCAAATAATTTAATATAATGTTTTTCAAATTCATTTAATTCTGATTTATCACATTCGTGAATTATTTCAAATGTATGTGCATCCCATCCGTATTTTAATATTGAATTATATATCTTAGTTTGATTTTTACATCGCAAATTTTTGTAATATGCTTTTCTCTTATTTAAATCAATACTTTGCCCGATATAAATCTTACCAGTTGGCGAAGTAATTTTATATATTCCACATATTTTATTCATTACATTTAGATTTAATTTGTTTCTCATTATTTTCTTTCATATCTTTGCTAACTAAATCAAGGAGATATTGAGTAACTGTTGTGAATTCAGTTATTGCTTTATTTCTAAGATATTCTAATTGTTCAGAATGAATTCTGAAAGTGTAATAAATTTTTTTTTCTTTCTTCATTGTGTGTATATGTTATGTACATATAAATACGTTGCAGTTTCAAAAAAGTTTAGTATGTTTGTAACAAAACCGAAAAAGAATTCGTATAATTAGAAAAAAATTATAAGTGAATATTAATTTCACAAAAAATCAATCTTTATTTTAATTAAAAAACATGGAACAAGAATTACAAATCATTATCGCAGGGACTGCAAATGTTGGAAAATCAACAATGATGCTTCGATTAGAAAAATGGCTAAAAGAAAATGGTTATAATGTTGAATTATCATTTGATGACCATCCTGATTATAGCGGAGAAAATTCATTCTTTTTTCATCAGAAAGAAGAAGTTGATTTTGATTTAAAAGAAGAAGCAATCAAATCCAAAACCAAAATTGTTTTGAAGGAAGCACAATTAAAAAGTACTGGATATAATGATGGTGGTTTTGTTAGAAGTTATATTTAATGGGCAGAAAAACAAAAGAACCTGAAGTTAAATCAAAACCAATTTCCACTGCTGAAATAGAAATTGCAGTCGCTAAGATGTTTAATATCAGGACACACATAATTGTTCCTAATATTTCATGGGGATTTCATTTTGGGCATGAGATGGATTTGTTCGTTTTAACCAAAAGCAATTTGGTTAAAGAAGTTGAGATTAAAATATCTGTAAGCGATTTTAGAGCAGATTTTAAAAAATGGCATCAGCACAAAAGCAAGTATGTCAAGGAATTTTATTACGCATTTCCCAAAGAATTATACGATAAAGTAAAAGACGAAGTTCCTGAACATGCAGGTATAATCATCTGTGACAGATACGCAAACGGAAGGATTTATGCCAGAATTGTAAAGAACGCAAAAATCAATTCCAAATGTGAAAAACTGAGCGTTGATGACCAATTAAAAATAGAACGTTTAGGTTGTATGAGAATTTGGTCACTGAAAGAGAAGGTTTTAGCACAAAAAAAGGAAATTGCTGAATTAAAAAGCAAAATTGATGTAACAAAATCGAAAAAGAATTCGTATAATTGTAAAAAAATTACAGATGGAAGCACCTAAATTTAATAACGTTCCGAATAGTAGGATTCAAGTTAAAGTAACCAATCAAGATGGTGTTAGTACCAATATTGATTATTGGATTTCAAGAGCAAATGCTGTTGTTGGTGTAGTATTCGCATTTACCGAACACGGAAGTTATGTCCTTGTGACCAAAAGGTCAATGAAAATGATGGATGAAAAAGGCAAAATGTGTGTTCCTTGCGGATATCTTGATTGGAATGAAACTGGCTATGAGTCAGTTACAAGAGAAATTTATGAAGAAACATCTTTATATCTTCCAGATATTCATGACCAATTAATTTTTAATAATGGTGGTAAACCGTTTGAAATTAAAGATAATCCTAATGCAGATAAACGTCAAAACGTTTCTATGCTCTATGTGAGTGTTTATGATTTTAAAAATGAACCCGATAAATTTCCTTCTCATATTCATGCATTTACTTGTCACGAAACAGAAAGTGTTCAATGGATGAAATTGCTAGATTTTTATGCGTATTGTGATACATACGAATGGGCATTCAATCATGATGAAACAATTAAATCAGCATTGAACTATTTCAATAAAAACTACAGGCATGACTACATTAGATGAAAATCAATTATTACTCCCGACAGGAAAAATTATAACCTTTAACGATGAGCAATTCGATGGTTTGAAGAAAATCAGGGAATGGCTCAAAAATGGTAATACATTTTTTACGTTGGCAGGTTACGCAGGTACAGGCAAAACGACAATCATTAAGAAAATTCTTGATGGTTATCGTTATGGTGTTGTTGTTTCAGCACCAACGCATAAAGCCAAGAAGGTTGTTATGAACACAACCAACAAAGAAGGTCAAACACTACATGGTTTGCTTGGTTTAAGACCTGATGTGGATTTGGATAATTTTAACCCAAACGATCCTAAGTTTAATCCAATTGCAATTCCGAAAATCACCGATTATAATTTTGTTATCATTGACGAAGCATCAATGATTAATCGTGAATTATACGACCTTATTTTGGATAAAACGAATGGTAGTGGAACAAAAGTATTGTTTATGGGCGATCCTGCTCAAATACCGCCTGTTGGCGAAAAAGAAAGCGTAGCATTCAGTAATGTTACACATCAATTCCATCAACTCAAAAAGATTGAAAGGCAGAATGATACAAATCCACTTGCATATATTTACGATGCATTGAGAAACAATTTGAATCGTATTGATGGTGGCTTTGAAAGAAAAAGCAACATGAATGAATTTAGCGAAGGTGTTATTTTTACTGTTGACAAAAGAGAATTCCGCAAAGCGATTCTTGATAAGTATAGTTCAGATGATTTCAAGAAAGATACCGATTTTGCCAAAGTGATTGGTTGGAAAAACGAAACAATCATAGCATCAAATAAAGTCATTCGGGATGAACTAATTGGCAAAGGTAAAGATATTGTGGAGGTTGGCGATATTCTTATGGGTTATAGGAGTGTAAGTTCTGAGAACCAAAGATATAATATCATTGAAAATTCTGCTGACTACCTTGTTATTGATAAGTCAAAATTAGAAACCAATGCTTTTGGTGTTAATGGATATAATGTTAAGTTAAGGGAAAACCTTGCACGTGGTCAATTCAGGTTTCAAGATGTGTTTATTATTGATACCAAAGATCATGAGAACTTGCATCTTTATGCTCAATTGCATGATTTCTTTAGGGATATGGGCAAAAGGAATAAGAAAGCATGGAATAAATACTATGCGTTCAGACGTTCAAATATTCTGATGAAAACCATTGATAAATATAGAAGCGGCTTATATAGAAGCACTGCTGATGTAATTGTCAAAGATATGGATTATGGTTATGCAATAACTGGTCATAAGAGCCAAGGTTCAACATATTCTCACGTGTTTGTCATGGAGAACGATATCAATGACAATTGGGTGTTAAAGGAAAGAAATCAAATAAAATATGTGGCATTAACAAGACCATCAATGACCGCAACAGTATTAACGACTAAATTGGATTAATAATGGAAAAATTTACACATGGGATTATAGTTGTCCATCCCGAAATGGCAAACGATGAAGGTGTTCCAGTTGTTCACTTTGTTGGATATTGGGATGAACCAACAAAAGCAGATGTCGAATCTTTAATGAATGAAATTGAAACCGATGAAGAATTTGGTTTGACTGAATTGGCAAGAGATAATAAACTTGAATATTATCCTGCACCCGAAGATATTCTTGAATATTACAACAGTCTCAATTACGAAGAAGATTAATTGTAACAAAATATAAACATTATTCGTATCATATATTATGAACAAATTTGAAAAAGTAATTGCCGATATCGAAAGGGTTAACGCAATGGATAGTAAATCAATCCCTGAAAAGGTATTGAAATTCAATGAAGAATTCGGGGAATTCTCTCAGGAATTAATTAAGTTGTTGGGTTTCACCCATAAACCATATGATGAAGAACATTTCATTGAAGAATGCGCAGATTCCTTACAGGTGATATTGTCAATTCAACTTGCTTCTTGTAGACTAAAAGGAATTCCATACGATAAGGTATTGGATGCATTGCTTGAAAAGAACAAGAAATGGGAGGCAAAATCAAAAGAATATACAAGAGATAAATAACATGGAAAGAGTTACTGATAAATATGTGTTCTTTTGGGGTTCAGAGTTCTCCAATTGGGATGATTGTAGATTCAAATACAAAAATTTGAATTTTTACAGCACCGAACAAGCATTCATGTATGAAAAAGCATTGCATTTCGGCGATATTGAAACAGCAGAAGAAATAATTAAAACCCCTCACCCAAAAACCTGTAAAGAATTGGGAAGAATGGTTAAAAATTTCAATGCCGAAGAATGGTCGAAAGTGTCTTATGATATAATGGTTGATGTTAATTATGCCAAATACAAACAAAACATAAGACATAGGGCACTTTTAATTGCAACAGAAGATAAAATAATTGTGGAAGCAAGTCCTTTTGATACAATTTGGGGAATTGGTTTACACTGGAGAGACGATAAGGTTCTTGACGAAGCCAACTGGTTGGGTCAGAACTTGTTAGGAAAAGCATTAATGCGTGTACGTGATGAACTCACAAAGAACAAATTATGAATTTTTAATTTAGTATGATAATTTAAGAAATGAAAGTATTTATTAGTATATCATACTAAATAAAATGAAAAAAAGTGGAATTTATAAAATAGAATGCATTGCAAACAATAAAACATATGTTGGCTCTGCTGTTGATTTAGATAGAAGGTGGAAAAGGCACTTAAATGAATTAAGAACAAATAAACATGTTAATGTTATAATGCAAAATGCATTTGATAAATATGGTGAAAATACATTTATTTTTACAATTATTGAAATTGTTAACGATATATCAGTACTCAAAAAATTTGAGCAATTTTACTTAGATACAATTAAACCATTCGGAAAATATGGATTTAATATAAATACTATTGCAACTGGTGGTAATGATTTTAGTAATCACCCAAATAAAGAAGAAATTTTTAAAAAAATAAGTAAATCAAAAATTGAGAAACACGTAATTGTATCTGATGAACATAGAGCACATTTAAGTAAAAAACTCAGTGAATATTTTAAAACACATTCTGTACACAGCAAAGGTAAAACATATGAAGAAATGTATGGTGTGGAAAAAGCCAATGAAATGAAAAGAAAAATTAGTGAAGACACTAAAAAAAGATGTGTTGATGGTAATGGTAGTTTTAAAAATAAAAAACATTCGGATGAATCTAAAAGAAAAATGTCTAATTTTCATAGTGGAAAATATTTTGGAAAACAAAACATACCAGTAATAATAGATAATGAGGAATTTCCATCATATGGTAGTGCTGCAAAAAAATTAGGAACATCTCCATCAATGATTAAGTATAGGTGTTTAAGTAATAATCCAAAATTCGATAATTATATATTGAAAAATGAAAAATCATGAAATTTTAAATATAATAAAGCCTAATAATGAAATTGAAACTGCAATTTGCAATGAAGAAGATTTTATTATTGGATGTAATTGGGGACAACCAAGAAAAGGACATATTGAAGGACAGGTAATCTATCACATAAAAGAGGTACTGGATAACATCAACAAGTACTACAAAGATGATGAAGATTATGAAGATTTGCGTTTAATTGCGATGTTGCATGATACTTTCAAGCATCAGGTAGATCGTAATCAACCCAAAACTGGTGATAATCATCATGGAATGATTGCAAGAAATTTTGCAGAGAAATTTCAAGTTAGCGATGGTGTTCTCACTGTAATTGAACTCCATGACGATGCATATAATGCTTGGTCAAGAGGTAAGAGGTGTGGTGATTGGTCTCAGGCAGAAAGACGTGCCAACAGATTAATTAATAAATTAATTGACGAAGACATTTTAGATTTGTATTTAAAATTTTATTACTGTGACAATAACACTGGCGATAAGTCGCAGAATGACTACATATGGTTTAACGATTTAATTGAATAATATCATGTTTGTTCTCACATCTAAATTCCCTTTCGTCAAATTCGTAAAGAAAGTTAGTGGAGATTATTTTACAATCGAAGTTACGCAAAAAGCATATTCTTCGAAAGAAAAAGAAATAATCAAACTTTGCAAGAACAGACTGCTTAACAATGGTGTTCCAATAAATAAGATTCGTTTTGTATTGTCAGATGTGTTTGTTTATGATATTGATAAAAATCTCATTGATCCACCATATAAGAAATTAGTTCCATTCAATTCAAGTTTACCAATGATTGAAGTGGGAAAATCACCAAACGTAATGACAATTGTATTGGGTTTGAATAAAACATACAATAATTATGGACTGCTCAAACAAGCGGTGAAAAATACCAAAAGAGGTATTGTGGTATTGGCAACTCAAACAGATTATGAAGTTGAATTATTAATGGCAAATCTTGATATTGCGTATCAATATTATGTTACAGAAAATTGTGATAACGATTAAAATTTAAATCATGGGAACTTTAATTAACGTATGGCTTATAATACTTTTAATTTTATTTGTATTCGTTTTATTAGCAATTATGATGTTGAAATTGGAAGTTTCATTTATATTTTATAAATATAAAAAGCATCCACTAATAATGAAACTACTCCAAGATACACTGGATAGAATTTGTACTGAAGAAGGTATTACTGTGCTTTACAAATCATCCAAAGAGATTAATAAAAAAACTCCAAATGAAGATGATTGGGCAATTGGCAAATATATCTATATTCATGATGCTAATATGGGAACTCATACCAAAGTATTGGAAGAATATATAGAATCAAGACGCAAGATTGAAGAATATTATTCCATAACGTTCGAAGAATACTGCAAAAGAAATAATGAAAAGTATGTTCCAATCGAAGAATATAAATATCCAAGAATATTATTAACTGATACTTTGAGATTAAATGATATGGGTAGTTATTATTCTACATTTTTTCACGAACTTGGGCATCATTTTGCAGTAAAAGAAAAAGGAAGTGATCATGATGAAAAAGATGCTGATAGATATGCACATATGTTGATTATGAAAGAGTTACCTTACTTTTTTCAACTGTTTTATGATTTCAGAGATCGTTTTATTGATAAAGAGTTGAATTTTTTTCAAAGAATACCTGCGTATTATAAATATTTTAATTATCTTGTCAAAGAAAAAATTTACAATTTTAAATTAAAAAGAATTGAAAATGCCGTGTAACAAATTCATTCCACTTTACGTATAACAAATAAAAACATATATCATGAAAGAAAGACTGAAAAAAATTTTTGAAAAGCACACTCCACACACTGAAATGGATAGTGATGAAATGATGGTTTTTATGAAACTATTGATGTCAAAAGACGAAGCAATTGGTACGGATATTTACGAACTCGATAAAAATTCGGAAATATTTAAGCATTTCAAACCATTGCTTGAAGGTTTTCAAATGCAAGTCTTTCTATCAAGATTGAAACACATGACCACACTTAGAATAAGTCTTGGTGCATTCATTGCAATTGCACAACACTTGTTATCAGCAGGTAGTGCAGTTATGCATGCATACTACTTACATTCTAAACTTCCTGAAAATACCTTAATTACATTGGATGTGGTTTCACGTCAATTATTTCCAATGGGTTTCTTCAGCGAAGACCAACTCAATAGAATTTGGGAAGAACAAAAGACCAACAGGGATGAGGTTGGCGAAATGAAATGCATTGGTTCACCTGATAATCTGTTGGATTATGCCGAGTGTTGGGATTTGTCAGAATTTAAAAATTTTGATTAAATAATGAAAAGAGGATTTGTTACCATAATATATGATGAGGGAAACGAAGAAAATCTAGGATATGAGAAGGTTTCCCTCTCAGTGGATAAGGAAATAGTTCTATTTGAATCAGGTAACTTTATTAAAGATTGGTATAATCTTAACAAGACACTTGCCAATGCAAAGGAAAGTTTCCCTGTTAGTTTTTCATCATCTGTTGACCATTTCATTATGGATGGTGCACCATATGATAGTGCATATCTTCATATGATTGATGATAAACCAGTTTTAAAATATATTGATAGAAGTGATCCTAACTGGTTTCTAACAGATATTGACAGTGGTATTGAATTTTTCGTACCTGAGAACACACAACCAACTTGGGAAGAACTTAAAAAAATGTGTACCGATGAAAAAATATAAATTAGCAAAAAAAAGTAGGAGTAAGAAACCATATGTATTTCCAAATTATATTGAATCATTGGATTTCATCAAATCTCTTTCATTAGCAAAAGATGAATATGCTTCAAAAGTACCAGTTGGAGAAAAAACTATCAAAGTTTATACAAATTCAATAACTACACTCTATGTTGAAGGTTTAGGTAATGCTGAAAATGAAAATAGGATAATTGTAAATCAAAAAGCAATTGACAGATTTCATCCGAATAATATCGACAACAAGGATTTTTGGGTTCAATGCAGAAAACGTTTTCCAAAATTAAGTGTATGTGGTCAGCCAAGCAAAACAATTGATGATGTTAACAACAATACATTTACCATTCCCGAAAGACTTGGATTCATTAAATTTATAGATGAACAAATCGAAAATTCCAAAGAAAAAATAAATCTACTGGAAATTGGTTTTGGATATGGTAATATGTTTTTCAAATACAAAGACAGATGTAATTATTTTGGCATTGATTATATCATTCCACGTAACTTGAAAAAATATAAGAATTTCATTGAAATTGATAAAAGTGGCATTCCTGATTATCTACTTAATGAAAATTTGTTTGATATTATATACGCTGTGAATGTATTGCAACACTGTTCACAAAGAGATAGATTTAACTATTTTAGACAAGGATATCATGCATTGAAAAAGGGAGGATATTTCATATTCACCGCAAATATCATGACAGTTCAAAATAAAGATGAAAATTTTTGGGGAATTGTTGATGAAAATGATAGGGGATATACTGGATTTTTCAATCAATTAACAGAATGTGATTGGGATTATGAATTATATGCTGTTTTAGATACCCTTGGTTTTAAACCAGTTAGTGGTGGAATCACTGGAAATTTATTAAATTTAATTATCAAAAAGATATGAGTAAGCAGTGTTTTATGTATGGTGTATTATTACCATATGATTTAGAAATTATAAAGAAATGTAGCGGAGATATTCAAGCACATACTTTCAATGGTCGTGATGGAAAAAAAATGGTTGTTGGTAAGGTATTTGATGTGTCGGATAATAATGAACCGCTTGTTGTTCCTGACATTACTGATAATCAAAAAATGCATCTTTTATTAAACATCATTTGTGTTTTAGATACTGATGATGGTAGATTTTATGGTAATTCTGAAGAATTGAATTTTTATTACATTAAAAAATATTAATCATGTTAAGGAAAGAAGGTACAAGCACAGTAAGATGTTTATTGGCGGTAGAGGTATATGAATTATCCGAAAACTATATTTTTGAATTAAAAGAAGGTAGAAAAAAACCAAATAGTATTGGGGACATACTTCCAGAGTATACGATTAATACCAATGAGGGACAACATAATCAGCCAATGAATGCTGACTATTTTCTTCAATTTGTTGGCTTAGACTATGTTAAAAACCCCAAAAATTGTCTTCTTTTTAATTTAAGAACGTTTGACAGTATTTTGCAGGAAGAAATTTCAAATGTTGGTATTGAAGATTTATTCAATGATTATGATTTTAAAAAGTTACTCTCAGTATTCAAGCCACATACTGACGATGATATGAAAAGGTACTCAATGCCATATACTTACTATATGGTGGTTGATGTTGTATTTGAAACAACCCAAGACTATTACAGTGGTGGATGGGAATGTGAATCAAGTGTTAATATCGTAGGTTATCTTGATGATAAGATGCAAATTACTGAATATAAATATGAGCAATTAATTTGTAACCTTTAGTTGATTTGTTACGTATAATTGGTAAGTTTAACAAAAATTTACTTATTATGAGAATGTGGGGAGTTGATCCGAAATTATTGTGCAGAAATCATTTGCTTGGTGAACACAATGAGATTCACAAGCATAAACACAATTTTGAGAAGAAGCATAGCATTGCAAAACGCATAAGTCCAGTCGTTCAGATTGAACCTGAAAGTATGCAGAAAAGACATGATGATCTAGTTGCGGAAATGCTTAACAGGGGTTATAATCATAACTCACCATACACACAACCAGACCTATCACATTTAAAATCAAACGAAAGATTTGCTAAAATTGATATTAACATATCAATTGCAGATTTGACTGGCAGATGTCCTGAATGCGCAAAATTAATTTGTAACAATTTATAATTCATTTACGTATAATCAATATAACTTAATAAAAATTGATATGAAAAATTTACTGAAGGAAGGTGATGTTATCAAACTTGAAAATGGAATGAAAGTGTATGGAAAAATTCCTGCAATGTTTGTGTATAGCAATAAACCATTAAGCGATGAGTTAACCAATCACGAGATTAAAATTGGCGAAAGGCATTTCAATAGAACGCATATTGAATCCGATAAAAAATCTTTGGTGAAAGACATTATTCATTCATTTGATTTTCGTCTTGGACATAAAATGTCTGACGCAACTGCAACGAAATTCATCGATGCAATTCTTCCCAATCCCACTCCAAAAGAATTTGTTCTTGAAGGCGGTGAATTCGTTGTAATCAAAACGTCTTATGAAGGCGGTGGTATGGCAATGTTTAATGATTATTATCCTGATGGTCATCGTGTTTTTTGTAAGAGATTAAAAGATGGCAAATATGATGAAGATGGGGATGAGGTTAATTTCTATCAATCAAGCGGTTTTACTGCAATGATATTACCTGATGAAATTCAGGCAATCAGAACCATGAAATCATCATTTGTATAATGAAACCATACGGATTAAGAAACAAGTTGCTTTACAACTATACCGATAATCACCCACGAAAAGGTTGGGTAAATTGGTGGGAGGTTGAAATCGGTACTGTTAAAAGTAAAAAGAGAGACAGGTTAAACGCAAAAAAACTTTTAAGAAAATACCTGAAATGAATATAAAAAATAGAATGAGACAAGTTCATCACGTAAAGACTACTGAACTGATGAAAATTGTCATGGAAAAAGAAGAAGAACTTCATTATATGCTCAAGATAGATGAAAAACATCTTAACATGACCATAAATGAATACATATTGCAAGAACAGAAACATCTTGCGTTGCTAAAAGAAGCACTGAACTTATTATTGGATAAATAAATTAAAACCAGTATTTATATGATAAACACTATTTTACATGAAAATTTTATGGATTTGCATATATATAGTATGTTTAATCATATATATTTACTCAGCATATATGACAATGGTAGAACCCAATAATAACTTATGGGGATTCATCTGTACGATTATTTTTGGATTTGTGGCAATTACTGGTACTATTCAATATATTAGATATCAAAGAGAACACAACGAAAAATAATTTACTTTTTCTGTAACCTTTTCAACTTATCTTTCGTATAATAAATATCAAATAAAACTTATTATGGATAGAAGTGCAAAATTTCAACTCATTATCTTATGTTTTATCTTATTGGCAATATTTTTCGTTGCATATAAAGTCAGCGAAAAAAGGGATGAACAAATTCGTAAAGAAGCATATGAACTTGCAACTGCTGTTAAGAAAGCAATGGAAAATTGCTATGCTCAAGGACAAGTGTATGCACTCAATGGTGATGTAAGAATTAGAAAAATAAACGATAGCACGTTTGTATGGACTAAATCACCTTGGTTAGAGGATTCTACCATACCTACCGATACAATTAAAATCAAATTCAAATGAGCACTGAACAACTTGAAGAAATAATCGAAAACATTCGTTGTGCAACATTTCATATGAATGACGAAGAAGCAAAACCAGTGATTGATGGTTTTTTGGAAAAATATCCTGAATTACTTGAGTATCACAACTTGGGATGGTATTACACATATTGTTAATTAAAATTCTATGGAAATAAAACCGATTAAGGCTGAAGAAATTGTTAAAGGTCTGCAAATATTATCAAGAGAATTGATGTGTCAGGCGGTTAATAATTTATTGAGGAAAAATTATGATGACTATGTTAGTATTGCTGTTATCAAAGAATCTGAAATAATTGCTGAATACTTGAAAGTAACTGGTCAGGATGATACACGTGAAATACGTAAAGCAATTTATGAAAAAGCCAATGGCATGTTGGCATTTGAAGAATTTTTTGAAGATTATTGGGAAATTTTATATATTGCTGAAATTGAACCTGTTGATAATATGTATGAACCGTATTATATGTTTACTAATATAAATTAAAAAATGGAAAATAAAGTATTACCTATCAAGCCTGAAGATATTACAGAATTGAAACTTAATCAAATTCCTGATGAAATCATTAATGCAGTTAATGAATTAATTGTTGAAAAATGGGATGGTAGTAGAGCAACTATTAAACAGGATGAAATCATAAACAGATATCTAAGTGCCATAATAAGTGGATATAATGAAGAAGATTTTCAAATTAAACGTCATGAAATTTTTGATAAACACTATATGGATTTCGAAGAAATATATCGTAATGCAGGTTGGAAGGTGGAATATGGTAGACCTGCATACAATGAATCCTATGAACCATTTTTTATTTTCAAAAAAAATAAAAAATAATTTGAAAAACTCTTGCAGGATATAAAAAAATGAATTAGATTTGTCGAAGAAAATTTGATTAAATAATAACTGTAAAATTTAATACTGAAAATCATGAAGAAAAATTCACTCACCCCGAACCAAGGTCTTAGCCTTTCCCAAGCACAATCAATCTCTAATCTTTGTAATCAAAGAGCAGGTGAAATCACAAATTTGTTGTCAACCGTTAACAACTATGAAAAAAGTGTTGAGGTTGATGGCACTGACTATGTTACGGTCAAAGGCGTTAGGTTGCCTAGTAACGTAGTTGGCTTGATTGAAGAAAAGTGTAAACTTCATGCTTGTCAGGCATTCTTGATGGAAAACATCAAGGCAAAGGATGAAATGCTTATCAAAGCCAAGTTGGAAAAGGCTATTTGGGATGGCGAAATGCCTGTTGAACCCAAAATGGTAAAGGCAGAGGTCTTACCGCAGGTTGACGAAACCTTTGGTTGGGAGCAACTTACGGTTGCTGAGATTGCTCAGTATACTGAAGCAGAAGCATATGCTTCCCATGTTGGTCAGTTCATTCACCAACGTTCCCCTCTTGACAGGTTGAGGAGCGAACTCCCGACCATCCCATCCATTGAATGGATGACAATTAAAGATGGTGTGAAAACGCCTGTCAAAATCAAAGTGCATCACACTTCAGAAGAATTGCTTAATGTTCATGAAGAATTCGCAGCAATTCATAGAAAGCATGAACAGACCGTGAATTACTTCAAGGCGAAGGTTAAGAACCTTACGACAGAGGAAAATGCACGTATTGCAAAGGTGAATGCCGATGCATCTGCTGATGCAGAAAAGCAGAATCAAGTTCTGCGCACTGAGTACCAAAACGCAGTGAAAGCGTATGGCGAAGCACTTCAACAGGCTCGTAATGAGTTTGAGAAGAATCGTCAGGCGAAGATCAAAGAAATCGCTTCCATGCGAATCAAAGTTGATGCACGTTTCCAAGAAACGGTTGATACTTTCTTGAGTCAATTATCTTCAACAGAAGAATAAAATACTAAGGTGAGAGATAGACAAAGCACAAGCCTAGTCTATCTTTCTTCACACTTGGTGATAAGGTTCTAAATAATATACTATAAAGAAATTTATTCTTTAACGACAAGTTAATTTATGATGCGCTAGACTATGGTTCGCCATAGTGGCACATTTCTCGCTCTTTCCACAAAACTAAAGTTTTTTATGGCTTTTCACAAAAAGACCATGTAGTGAAACAAGTTACTTTCGAGATAATTGGTTCACAAACAAGACTTAGTATTTGTCTTTGCCCTTGATGTGGAGAGAGGTCTGTGTTTTTGTCGGTGAATTTGTCTTTATCTATACCACCTTATCATCAAGTGACTTTTTTTATACAGACTAATCGTATACATAAAAATATGGCAATAAGAATTAAAGATTTAAACAGCAGAAGCAGAATTTTCGAATACATTAATCCAAACGGTGGATGTAATGATAACATAAATAACGTTACTGTTATACTGGAATTACAGTATTTAGTTAGATACAACTGTTTCTTCAAACGCAGAAGCAAATGGATAACCGTTTGTAAAATAACTGAATGTGTTTCAAATAAAGAATTTTCAATTGAAAAGTTGGAAAAGAAACTACTTAAAACACATAAAAAACTAAGGATGTATTTTTAAATTAAAAATATATGAAAACTGACTGGATTCAAATTCAACGTGATAACGCCAAAAAAATTAATAAAAAACGTGAAGGCAGAATTATCGAAAATCTGAAAGAACTTGGTTTTCTTCCTGAAACATATACATCTGGAAGAAAACGTGAGGAAAATGATGAAATATTCTATGGTCTTGTTGATAACGATGAATATATTGTAACTGAGGATGGTACTGAAATTGATACCATGACATTGGTTACTTTTAATTTAGATGAACTTGGGACTGAATATTTTGTTGACGAAAACAGACCAGTATCTGAAAGTGGATTGCCTGTGCTTTTCAAAATCTGCAAGAATTAATGTAACATATTCTAGATTTTATACGTATATTTGTATTAAAACTAATATTATGGGTTTAATATGTAGCATATTCGGTCATAACTGGCGAAACAATTTAGTACCTTATCCATCGAAAAGAATTTGTAAAAGATGTAAGAGGAAAGAAGCATACATCATGCCACTCAAAGGATGGTGTGGATTTGTTAAAGTTGATTCATTTCCGCTTGATAAACGAAGTGATAAGGAATTAATTAAAAAATGGGTTAAATATAAATAAAGTCATGGGATTTTTTGTAGAATATGAAGAAGAAGACTACTATAATGGTAGTTATGTTTCAGGAAGAAAGGCAGGTAAGATTGCCCATGATCCAACCAAGCATTATCCAAATAAGGATGAAGCAAAAGTGCTTAGACAACTTAAAGTAAAAACTGGTTTAAGCGAAGAAGAAATACGTGCCAACAAAGACTATCGTAAAATGCTTTCAACTGCACAAAAAAAAGGTGAAAAAGCAAAACGTGATAGTGAAACGAAGAAATACCAGTGGTTAATAAAGGTTGCTTGTAGAGAGACTAAACTGGCTAAAGAACATCCTGAAACCATAAAAGCATTGCAAGAATTGCTTGATTCCCGACATCATTTTTCATATCGTGGTGATATGAGTAAGGCAGAAAATGTTATAGCAAAATTCGGAAAGAAATGAATAAAATGGGTAAAATTGTTGCAGTAATCTGCAAAGATGCTGAAGACTTTCAAATATGGTCAATGGTACAGAAACATAAGCCAACCAAACGTAATTCTCCAAGAGATTATTTTTATAAGAACAAAAGATATATTGGCATTGTATCTGTTTTAGATTCAAAAGGTTATACCTTTGATGAAATTTACACAACAGATTTAGCAATGATGAATAAGGAATACAATAAAATTGTAGAAATTGTAAATTTTAATTTAATTCAAAAATGATATGAGCGACAGAAAATTCCCCACTTATAATCGTAACGTGCAATATACTGGACATGACAATCTTGAAGTAATTGCACTGGAAGAAGAATATCGCACAACTGAAAGGAAATTGCGTGGCATTGGTTCTAAATTAAATGAAATTCGAAAAAATTGTGTTCATACATTTCTATTCAGTTCATCGGGTATGTATGAAGATAATTTCGTATGTTCTAAATGTGGACAAGAAACTGAAAGATAATATGTTAAGAATCCTTTGCAGTGCAATACATGACCCCAAAGATGTTGATATGGGAGGACAACCATTAATTTATTGTGGTCATAGACATCATAATATTTTATGGCAATCCAAAGATATATCAAGAAATCCACAACATCAAGGTTTCTTAACTTCCGAAGGTAAATTCGTCAACAGGGAAGAAGCATTGAAAATCGCATTGAAAGCCAAGCAAGTATTGGATATTGACGATGTTAGAGGAAATAAATTACATAGCGAAGATTTATACTGATATGAAAATTTTAATTAGACCAAAAGAATTTACTGGTGATACCCAATGGGTTAGAAAACATGAAGGCGTAATATTAGTTGAAAAAGAAGAAGATATTGAGCCTTTATGGAAATTGCTTTGTGAACAAGACGAATATTGGGAATCATATAAGAAAATTATCAAAGTAGCACCAAAAGAAATTGATGATATTAGTGAAATTATTAATATGTGTCAATATGCAGGTAAGACAGATATTTATCATCCTGAGAAGATAAAAGAAATTATTCCTTTTATTATGTATCAGAAAAGAAATTACAGCGAATGGCTTCAATAATATTAAAAGATGAGAAAGATAATTACAATTATACTTGTTCTTTTCGCATTTTCATGTGAAAAAGAAACTCCTTATGAGGGATGGGTATTTTATAACAATACTGATTTAAAACTTAAATTACTTATTTTCTGCACACCTAAAGTCGATACTTTATTGACAGCACATAGTGTTTTCAAAATGTCATATGATGATTACCATGTAAACGATGGTGAATTATTTTATGTGTCTGAACTAGATAATCAATTATTTATGGCGGCTAAAGTTAAAAACAAAAACTATATTGAATAAAGCCAAACACTTTCATGTAAGTATTTATTCTATATAGTGTTTATTATGAAGTCATCTATTATAGAAAATGTTCAACAAGCAGAAAAATTATTAAAGGTACACAACATCGACCTTAACAATCCTGATTATCAGAAATTTAAATCATTGCTTGTAACCAATAATAATGTTGGGTATTTAGGATTTATCACTAAATTACTGCTAAACAACAGTAATTTTTTTAGTTATAATACGGCTGAAG